TAGTGGGCCGCCAGCTGCCGCTGGTTCAGGTTCGCCGCGAACGGCGCCCGGTCGCCGTCGTAGAAGCCCTCGACCAGGTGGTCGGCCGTCTCGTCGATCCAGGACGTCAGCTCGTCGCCGACCTCGTCGAAGGCGTGCTTGCGGGGTGGCATCAGCCGAGGCCGAGCTTCTCGAGGATGCGGCGCTCCATGTACGCCTGCACCGCCGGGCTGTTCCGGATCGCCGCCAGGACGACCGCGCGCTGCGCCTCCTCGAGCTCCTCGTCCCAGTCGAACGGCCCGTTCGGGGTGCCGTGCTCCTCGATGACCCGGTGGCTCGGCACCGCGAGCGGCGGCGCGGGAGCGGCCTCGGCCGTCTCGACCAGCACCGGACCGACGGTCACCACCGCCGCGAGCGCCTGCAGGAAACCGCGTCGCTTCACCGTCGTCCTCCTACTGTCCCGGCAGCGGGAACGCCGCGGCCGGCGGTCCCTGGACGCCACCCGGCATCCCCAGTGGCGCGGCGGGTAGGCCCGGCTGCACGCCGGGCACCGTCGGCACGAGCGGCTGGCCGGCCTGGCCCGGCATGAACACGTCGCCCATCCCCTGCAGCGCGGCACCGGGGTCGGGCTGGCCCGGCGGCAGCCCCGCCCGCTGATCGGCGCCCTCGAGCGCGCGCTGGTCGGCCAGGCCCAGCCCCTGGAACACGCGCTGCTTCAGCCGATCGAGCACGACCGGGTCCTGCTTCAGTTGCTCGAGCAGGAGGCCGCGCTCCACCTCGTCGGGGTTCAGACCCAGCTCCTCGATCGCCATCGCGCGGGTCTCGAAGCCCTGGCCGACCATCTCGGCGTGGGTGCGGACGTCGATCACGCGGTTCGACGGCGTCTCCGGGTTGAGGCGCACCTCGTAGCGGTGGACGCCGTCGAGGTCGTCGGGGCCGAGCGAGAGCCAGCCCGCGTCGGCCGACTTGCGCCCCTTCTTCGCCGGCTCGCCCCAGACCGCGACCGACTCCATGATCCGGTTCTCGATCAGCCACGACTCGAAGCCGACCCGGCGCCCCAGCGCCCGCTCCGCGTTCGCGACGATCGGCGACCACGCCAGGCGCGCGAGGTGGACCTCCTGGTTCAGCTGGTAGCCCGAGTTGGTCGTGTCGACGATGCCCTGGACCACGGAGGGCAGCGCCAGCTCGATCATGTCGCGGGTGGCCTGGATCATCTTGTCGACCTCGCGGCCGGCCTCGGGCATCTCGACCGGGCCGACCCCGAACGGCAGGATCTCGCCCGGGACCACCTTGACCGGCTCGCGCTGCTTCGGCGTGCCGTCCGAGCCGTACCCGGTCGGGTCGCTGAGGCCACCGCCGTCGGGCGTGGTGCGCTGGAAGGCCGCGTACATCGTCATCTCGGCGTTGGCGCCCCGCGCGGTCAGGAGGCGGTCCAGCAGCGGGAAGAGCGGCAGGAAGCCGTAGATGACGCTCAGGCCCGTCTTGTCGACCTGCCGGCTCGAGGTCGTGATCCCCATCGCCTGGAAGTACGGTCCCCGGAGCGCACCCGTGACCGGGTCGGCGTAGCCGTGCTTGAAGCGCTTGACCATCTTGCCGCGGCCGAGCTGGTTGGACCCCGACGAGACGTCGCCCGGGCCGACCAGGAGGTAGACGCACTCCTTCCTGGTCCAGAACTCGACCATCAGGAGCGAGCGGGTCTTCGACATCACCCGGTGCCAGTCCTGCGTCGGCGCGGCCTGGCCCGAGGCCATCGGGACGACCTTGCCGCCCCGGTCGAGGCCCATCTCGTACTGGGCCAGGGTCTCGTAGTACGGGACGCGCTTGACCTCCGCGACGCAGGTCAAGCCGTGGCTGCCCCGCAGGTAGTAGAAGCACTCGGGCGGCACGTCGGTCGTGCAGATCGGGTAGCTGGCGCGGCCGCGCTTGTACTCCTCGGTCTTGCCGTGGTACAGCGCGTCCTTCTCGGAGGGGCTGAGGCCCTTGTACTCGCCCCGGTCGATGTCGTCGAGGAGCTTCTTCGAGTAGGAGTCGTAGCCGGCCCAGGCCGACTTCGCCCGCTCGGTGGTCTTGAGGATGCCCTCACCCTTCGTGATCAAGGCGTGCATGAACTTGCGGAAGAGCTGCGCGTCGGCCTCGTCCTCCTGGCGGATCCAGCTCGCGTCGAAGAAGTGCTCCCGCAGGGTGGCGTTGACCTGCGCGGTGTCGCCGATGCGGGTCGGGCGGAAGCGGACCGCCGGCGGGTTGACCGTCATCGCGGCCGTGATCGTGTTCGTGATGTGCAGCGGCAACGGGGAGCGCACCTCCTCGGCGAACTCCCGGTAGGCCGCGGGGATGTCGATCGGCACCTCGCCGTACACGACCCGGTCGATCTCCTCGTAGACCGTGTCGCGCGGCTTGAAGTCCGTCCGCAGCTGGTCGACGATCTCGCAGACCTCGCTGACCGTGCCGGCCTCGTCGGGGGAGCCGTCGGAGAGGGTGGCCGGCCGCTCGATGAGGTCGGTCACGCCGGGTCACCGCGATCCGGTACACTGGGGAGTGATCGGCCGGGGGCACGAGGGCCTGTCCGTGGAGCGTCCGGACCACGAGTTAACGGCGGAGCTACCCGGCCGATCACTCCGTTCACGCCGTCGCCGCCGGCGGCCAGAGGTCCGGTCCCCAGGCCTGCTCGAGCACGGTCCGTAGCTGCCGCGCCTCGCGCAGCGCCGGCGTGTCGGGGGCGCCGGGTGCCTTGACGGCCTGGGCGTCGAGGTAGGCGTGCAGCGCGGCCAGCGCGTCCTTCTGCGCCGGCGTGACGGGCTGGGTGGTCGTCGTCCTGCTCGGCACTAGCGTCCCCTCGTGAAGCTGGCCTGGGTGGACCCGCCGCTCGCGCTGGTCGCCTCGAGCACGAGGCCGTAGCGGAGCGCGTCGACGGCGTGGTCCTCGGTCTTCTTGCCCCGGAGCGCGTCGGCCAGGTCCTCGGGGTCGAGCGGGTCGACCACCATCGCCGGCAGCGTGCGGACGAGGTTGGGGCAGCGGTCGCGGAACACGTACAGGCGCGGCTCGGTCGGCGTGCGCTCCCCGGTGTCGGGGTCGACCGCCTCGGTGGCCAGCGCCGCGCGGACGACGCTCCAGCCGTGCTTGCGGTTGTTGCCGCCCGCGACCAGCGGCACGCCGTGCGCGGCGTAGACGCTCGCGATCGACGGCCTGTTCTGCTCGGCCCGCTTCGCGAACATCGACGGGTCCGCGACGTGGCGGCTGTAGAGCGGCGGGTCGGTGTCCGTACGCCCCAGGTCGGCCCGCTCCTCGCGCAGGCGCCGCGCCACCAACTCGGCCTGGTCGGCGTCGCGGAGGCCGGCCGCGTAGAGCTCGCGGTGGACGTAGACGCGGCGCGTCTGGGGGTCGCGGGCGAAGGCGAGGTGGCAGAACGGGGCGGCGAAGCCGTAGTCGGTCGACGTCCACCGCGTCCAGTGGGCCGGGATCGGGAACGGGTCGACGACGTGGACGCGCGGGTCCCACTCCTCGAAGAACATCCCCTCGGCCGCGACGCGCAGCCCCAGGAAGAGCCGGTCGCGGCGGTGGCCGGTCAGCGTCGCGAGGGCGGCGACGCGCTCGGGCGTGGCGGCCGGGTTGTCGGCGTGCCGGACCTGGAAGAAGCGGACGTGCCCGTCGGCCTCGCGCTGGTACAGGTGGAAGCCGGGGTCGGTCGGGTTCATGTCCGCGATCAGGCGGGTGTAGGGCATCACGGCGCCGCGTCCGGTCACGCGGGTGGTCAGGATCTCCCAGGTGTCGGCGTCGAGCTCCTCGGCCTGCTGGACGTAGATGCCGTCGAACTCGGAGGATAGGATGCGGCTAGCCTCGTCCATGCCGGCCAGGACGACGACGCTGCCGTTGGGGTAGCGGTACTCGAGGTCGTGCCAGAGCCGCGCCGCGCCCTCGGGCCGGACCCACTTCTCGTAGGTCTTCTGGGCCGTCTCGGTGATGGACGACCGCGTCTGGCGCACGATCGCCCACTGGCAGCCGGGGTACTTCTCGCAGGCCGCGTGGACGTACTCGAGGCAGGCCCGACTCTTCCCGGTGTCGGCCGGGCCCTCGAGCACCGACTCGCGGCCGCGGTAGCGGGCGAAGTCGAGGATGACGTCCCCGAACGCGACGTAGCGCCGCGGGTCGGGCGGCGCGGCGGCCGGGGCGGTCGGCACCTAAACCGCCTCGTAGAATTCGCGGGCCACCGGCTTGACGGACGGGATACCCGAGTGGTTGACGTCCATCCGCTCGCGGTACTTCTCGGGCTTGAGCCCCTTGAGCAGGAAGATCAACAGCGTGTCGCTGTACTTCGTCTCGACCTCGGTCGCGATCAATAGGCCGTTGTGGTAGACGCCCGTCTCGCGCTCAACGCCCTCGACCGCGCGCCGACGCGCCTCGGCCTCGAGCGACTCGATCGCCTCCTCGCGGGCGACGTTCAGCGCAGCCGAGAACGCCTCGTCGTGCTCCGTCCAATCGTAGTAGGTCGATCGGTTGATCTCCGCGTCGCGACAGGCACGGGAGATGTTGCCGAGCACGCGGTAGCTCTCGAGGAAGGCAGCCTTTTTCAGCTGTTGGGCCCTGTCGGCACGGGACGAGGCCACCTCGACTCCTGGGAACGCGAAAAGGCGGCGCACGACCGCTCATCGGTCGCACGCCGCCCTCGCCGGGTTGGGCTCTGCTCGTATCCTAGCGCGTTCCTGCCCCGCGCGCTAGACCGTGTCGCCGGTGCGGAAGCGCCAGGGCTCGGCGGTGTCGGTGAAGCGGCAGAGCACCTTGCCCTGGGAGACGTCGACCTCGAGCCGCCAGAACTCCTTAGTGGCCAGCGCGGGCCGGCACGCGACCTCCGCCGCGACGTAGGCCAGCACCTCGGCGAGCCGCCCCGCCAGGCGCACCCGCTCACCCGAGGAGACGACCACCTCGAGCGACGAGGCGCGGGGAGCGCGTCGCGCCGTCACTGGTCGCGCTCCAGCCCCGCATGGATCACCCGAGCGATGTTGCGGAAGTGCATGAGTGCCGGGACGGCCCACTCCCGCCCAGCCTTCTCGGCGAACTCGGCGCACATCTCTGCCTGACGAATCATCGCCAGCCAGTTCTGGGGGGTGTTGAAAAGACGATCGAGCTCGGCGGGTCGGTTACGACGGGGCGTCACGCCGCCACCCGCTGCCGGGCGACGCGACGGGCGCGGTAGCGGCGCCGGCGGGCGTTGTAGCGGTCGCGGGCGTAGGGGGTCAGGGTGCGCCGGTAGTCGCGGACGTAGGCGGCGTGGCAGGATCGACAATAACCGGTGATCCAGCCGCGCGGGGTGAGGTAGAAGTGCTCGGCCGTGCGGGGCCTGGCGATCCCGCAGCGGGGACAGGTGTGCGTGCTCACCCCGTCGCCTCCCGCCCCAGCAGCGCGGCGTCGACCCGGTCGAGCATCCGCTTCATCCAGCCGACCTGGGCGCCGTCGAGGAACTGGTGGCGCACCTCGGTGAGCGCCTCCCGCAGCGCGTCCCGCTCCTCGATCAGCCAGACGGTGAAGCGCGCCGTGTCGGGCAGGACGAGGTCGTTGCCGGGGTGGGCCGCCCGCCAGGCGGCGACGCCGCGCATCTCGGCGGCCCACCAGGCATCGAACGTCGCCTGCAACTCGTCCCGCTCGGCGGTCAGCGCCGCCACCGTGGCCCGCTGCGCGCGCAGCTCGGCCACGAGGCCGGTCACGTCGTCCGGCAGCGCGTAGAAGACCTCTGGGCCGCCGACACGCTCGATCGTCTGCTGGGCGTCGGTCGCTCGCCGTTCGATCGCGTCCAGGTCCAGGTCGAGCGGGGGCGGCTGGTCGGTCTGCTCACGCAGACGTCCTGCGTCCGTCATCGGTCCCACCTCGGAGCGGGCGTGCCGTGGGCGCGCACCTCGATTCCAGCGCCGCAGACGGGACACCCCGGCACGTTGGACTCGTCCGGCGGCACCGCGTACCGGAACGTCCAGACGCAACCGCAGT